GTGCGTTGGGACTCCATGATAACCTGCGGTGTGGGGCAGTTATCACTTAACTGTAGAGAGGAGAATGACCACCAAAAGATGTTGAGGAAACTTTTGAGTGAGCAAGTGAAAGGTTCGACACCTCTATTCCAAGTCGACACTTGCATTTTAGGGGCGGACAGTCAGGTTTCGAGTAAAAATGTCCATCTGTCAATCGCATCCCAAGTTACGTTCTAATATTGGTTCGTAGCGACAATAGTAAAAAACACATAGTTTTTTCGAGGCAGCATCGCGACTGCCTCTTTTTTTGCTTCAAATAACTTAACATCAAAATTTCTTATGTTAATTCAAAATAGTTCTTGACAATTCTGTCAAATTTTAGTATAATATATGTATGAAAAGAAAAAGGAAACCACATTTTCCTACGTAATGAGTGTGGCGTCCCCAAACGGAGAATGGGCAGTGGAGGGGGAGGTTGACTCCACACTTAGATTAACAATTTCATTATAAGGAGGGCATTATGCCAGCAAAGTTTAAACCATCACAGAAAGTATATAAGAGAGGAGTTCCTGCAGCAAATTTACCTGTACAACACTTCTATCTAAAAAATACACCAAAAGAGGAGTTATTCGCAGAGATTAACAAATCAAGTGTAAAACCGAAGCAAAGACAAAAGTGTCTAAACGAACTAGCGAGACGCGGCATCAAAGTCGAATGGGTTAGTAAGGAGAGTGCATAATGTCTAAAGCATGGGGTAGCAATCATGTATCGCACAGAAAAAAGACCTCACAAGGTAATGGTCGCGGTACATTCAGTATCAATATGAACAAACACAAGAAGCGTTCATACAAAAAATACAGGGGGCAAGGCAAGTAATGGACTTAACAGTATTACTATTAGTAGCAATGTTCCTAGTATATATGTACTTTAACGATAACGACAATAACAAATATGGGTAAGATAATACAGTTCCCAGTCCGAAATGAAAGTACTAGGGTAGTAGAGGAGTTAAGGCGACAGGAGGAAGAAATCCAACTGTGCCTTAACGACCTACAAGATTTAAACGAACACATCGTAGAGTTGACAATAGAGTATGAAATGCTATTGAAAAAACTCTGTGATTTACAAGGTATTGATTTACCTGAGGAGTATAAATTTGATTAAAGGAAGTATGATGTATGACCAGTTTGGTCGTAAACGTAAAGTAAAACACCTTTACAGTAAAAAAGCGAAGAAACCAAGTTTCAAGTCGCAAGAGCAAAAACAGTTTAAAAAAGTAGAGAAAGAGTATCCAAGTGCACCAGTTGGAGAATATACTGTGCCTGAAGATACTTCTTACAAAAAAGACATCAGTAAGCAATACACGGTATCGATTGCTTATAACAAAGGTGCATACCAAGTGATACCTAAGAAGGAGATTAAAGACATTGGAAAATAAGCATTATAGAGTAGGTATGTCAGCGAATGGCAGTAAGATAGTAGCAATTCGATATCCTGAAAACACTACACCAAAGTATGAACACTGGGATTGTCCAGCAAGAAATTGTGTAGCACACATGGATGTAGAATTAGCAGACGGCAGAGTAATATCAAGTAAAGATTTGATATTAGAAAACAAGTTCAAAATCAAAGACATAGAAAAAATAGACAAATTTATTAGCAAACTAAGTGGAGGTGTAGCATGATAAATGAGTATGGAAAGTTTGTAGATACAACTACAAGCACTGAATCTAAGTTCACAGGCGACTTTATACAGAGGTTGATGGTATTACAGCAACATCATAAAGACGTGCAGTGGAGTAGATTAATGACATCTGCTATCGGAATGTTAGCAGAGAGTGGAGAGTTCACAGAAATTATGAAGAAGATATTTTTTCAAGGCAAAGCAATGTCAGAAGAAAATCGTTTTCATATGAAGCGTGAACTAGGTGATGTTCTTTGGTATTGGATTCAGGGTTGTATAGCACTAGGTTATAGTCCTGAAGAAGTTATGCAAGAGAACATAGCAAAGTTAGAGAAGAGATACCCAAATGGTTTTGAAACTATCCGTAGTGAAGTAAGAGAAGAAGGGGACATCTAATGCTATTGTATGGAGAGTTTGATTTACACATTATAAATGCTTGTAATTTATCGTGTAAAAAATGCTCTATTCTTGACTTTGAGTGGAAAGGAGATAATAAAGGGGTAATAAATAAGTTTCAAACCTATGAAGAAGTAGTAGAACAGATAGAACTTATCAAGAAATGGGGATATAAACTAGATACATTGAAGATTTTAGGAGGAGAACCAACAACTCACCCTAAATTTCCTGAAATAGTTGATTATCTCCTTGAATCCAAAGTAGCAAACCGAGTTTGGGTAAATACAAATGCATTAAACATGACTGAAAAAGTTATAAAAGCATGTTCAAAGTTAGACAAAGTACTAATTAGTATGTATCCTTTAGTTGATGTAAACGCACATCAGTTAAAAGAGTGGAAAAATAGTGGTATTGCTAACGAGTTTAATAAAACACATATTGTGTTAATAGAAACTTTTGAAGCATACGGAGTTGGACAGGCAAATATAGAATACAGTCAAAAATTGAACTGGGAAAGATGTTGGCAGAAATTTAATTGTAGAGTGATAGAAGGAGACCAACTGTACCAATGTTCAGTATCATATGGAAAGAAAGTAGAGGGCATACATATATCAGAGTGGGGAACAAAACTGGGAACTATGCTGAATTTATGTGCAACCTGTCCTTTCCCTCCAAAGTATGAAAAATGGGAGAGTTTAAAACCTGAGAAAGATAAAAGAAATCTACACAAAGGTATGAAACTCTGGAAAGATTATAAAAATAAAATTAATTTAAAGGAGATTTAACATGGCAAATCATGTATATTTTGATATATCAGTTGAGGGATTGACTGAAGAGCAGTGGGAGTGTCTATTTAAAACTGAAGAATTAGAAAGACCTCACTGGAAAGAAGGTGAACCACCTATAAAGTTTAGAGAGTTAGTTGAAATACACGAACAACCTTTCATGTCTAACGTAGAAAGAACTTATGACGAAGATGGTTGGATTGAAGGTGCATACGAATGGTACTGTAATAACTGTGGTGCTAAGTGGGTAAACATTGAAGAGTGGGATTATGACAGAATTACTGGTCACAGTGCATGGTCTATGCCTACACCAATGGTAGAGAATATGCTTACCTATGCAAGTAATAGATTTGGTGTAGAACTAAGTGCAACTATGACTTATGAAGATGAGTTTAGAAACTTCATAGGTAGAGACGATTTTGAAACATACTTCAGTGATGGAGAATGGGACTGTTCAACTAGTGAAGACTACATTGATGGAAATGAACTTACTAGAATGGTAGAAGAAAAGTTCGATTGTGATTGTAGTGATGATGACTTTGACTGGTGGGAAGAGTACAAAGATACTGGAATAGTTCCACAAGAGTGGTTAGATGGAGTAGTTATGGACTACTTTGAAACAGGAGAATTGAATGACTGAGTACAGAAACGAAGTAGATAGACAACGTAAATTACTAGAAGCAGAAGAGTGGGCAGGACAGGTAAAATCAGTACATGCCCATTCACTGAGTAGTATGTGGTATGATACAAGACCACAAGATACTGAAGAACATGGAGTAGTAGATACCGAGTATAATGACGGACTAGTAGAAAGACGATTACATACTGGTGAACTTGTTTATTTTGGTACTAGATTAACTGGTGACGAACTTATCGATAAGTGGGAGAAACACAATGAAAATAAGTGAGATGGAGTATGAGTTCTATGCTCTAGAAAAGCAGTATGGTCGAGAAGAAGCGATAAGAATCGCTAGTGAAGATTGGGGTGTATCAGAACACTTCCTAAAAGAGAAGATTAAGGTCTGGGAGGATTTATTAAAATGGCAGTAAACTATACAGAAAGTCAAGTGCAAATGATGATTGAAGCATATACTTCTAGTCCTACTAGAGAGACAGTAGAAAACCTAGCAGAAGAACTAGATAAGAGTGTGAAATCTATTATAGGAAAACTATCGAGAGAAGGAGTATATCAAAAGACAGAATATACTACCAAAACTGGAGAAAAACCAGTAACAAAACTAGAAATAGTGCAAGAATTAGAAGAATTATTGGAGTTGCCTACCACAGCCCTAGCGGGGTTAGAAAAGGCACCAAAATCAGTATTGAAGATACTAAGGAGTAAAATATGAGAGTATGTAAGCTAGTAAGGCAGGGTGATAATATAGGATTGATTGATAAGCATGGATTGTATGCTGAAGTTATGTCATTGCTCGAAAGCCCCACTGGGTACAAGGCGAGACTTCGATTTCCAAATGGTCATCGAGAGACGCTAAGTGTAAGACGAATAAGAATGGTACAAGACTCTGGGATACCTAAGAGTAGAAATCCATCATTCTGGGATAACCACTAAGCCCCTTCGCAATACGTTAAATTTGCCCCACTTTGTTGGGGCTTTTTATT